CAAAAGAACACGTCTTCGCCCATGTAGCCTCGAGTGTCGTACTGCCAAGGCATATCGAACCAGGGTTCTGACATGCCCTCAAAGACGTTGCGCTTGATCAGCATGACACCAGTGCCAACACTGCCAACCTCTTCAAGCCCAGTGGATTCTGGCATCGAATACACAGGTTTGCGCTTGCCGTTCTCGTCATAGTTCTGCGCGGTCGGACCTGTGGGCATCCTGCGCCTTGCGCAGTTGGCCGCAACGATGTCAACGTCATGCTTGAGCAGACGCTGGATCATGTCCTGGGGAAAAGTCATGTCTGAGTCAATAAACAGCACATGCGTGCAACCCTCGCGCATGGCATCCAGGCACAAGTCAGCACGCTGGTTTTGGATCAGCGTGCCTTGCAACAGTTTCAGACTGATGGCATCAGTGGTGTTGAGCGTGTGATACGCCACCATGTTGACCATGCAATATGTGTAATTGGTGTGGACCTGATCACGCGCTGGCGTGCAAACTGCGATGTAGTTCATACTTGGCCGGGCCTCACGCGAAAGAAACGATTGTCAGCATCGTTAAGCCATTTCTTCATGTAAACCGGGTCATCGATCTTGCCTTCGGCCTTGAGCTTGTAATACAAGGACTCTGGGATGCTGGCAACATGATGCCATTCACCTGTCCAGTTTGCCTTATTGTCAATGGCTGCAAAATCACGCTTATTGGCCTCAATAACTGCCGTAACGTCTTGAGTCGTCTGGATAGTCGTCTCTTCGGTGTCAGGGTTGAAGTGCCAGGTCCGAGTGATTGCCTTGTCGTGGCTTACATCAAGAATTTTTTTGTCCATGTAAGTGGGGCCAGGTTTCCCCGGCCCCTCTCCTAATTAACTATCAGGAAGTGATCAAGTCAGCGGCCAGGCCGTGGGCATTTTCAGCCAACACTTTCAAGCCGTACTCAACCAGCAACATGCGTTTTTCAGCATCGCCAGTCTTCGCCAATTCGATTTGCTGATAAGGACGCAGCACAGTCATCTTTGCGTAGTCGGGATCGATCACCCATGCGTCACGCTCGCGTTGGAAACGGTTGGCGATCACAGACACTTGACCGAAATCGCTGACGTAGATGTCAACGGCCCCGATCAAAGTGGCAGGACGGTCGCCGCCGTTGATGTTGTAACGCGAGGAGGCAATGCCAGAGAAACCAGAGACGCGCTGCTTGTTGACAGGACCAGTCATCAGGATCTTGGGAGTGCCGCCAGCAGTCCACACCTTCTGGATGACGTTCTTCAAGATCGTCTCGGTGAAGGTACGCACGTTGCCGTCAGTGCGAGCGCTATTGGGCAGGGTGGTGTAGCTGGGATCGACACCGTTGGTCTGCTTGTCAGTGTTGGTCTTGACAAACGCGCCCAAAGAGGCAGTCACGCGAGCAGTGGTCGTGTTGCCGGCAACAGCAACACCGCCATTCAAGAAAATGAATTCTTGATCGCGCTTCAATTCAGAACCGCGCTTGGCGATCTGATAGGCCAACTCAGAACGGCGACCGGCTTTATTGACCACTTCCTCAGTGTTCGACAAGATGATGGTCTTGCGCGAAATCTGAGCATAGTTGGTCAAACGAACAGTGGCGGTCACTGAATCGAATGTTGCAACATCATCACCCTCGAGCTGCGCATTTGATGCGGCATCTGCCAGGGTGTCGGTCTGCCACTCAAACAAGGTGTTGGAGATGGTTTCACGGCCAATGTTGGATTGGAAAGGAGTCTCTTCGGGAGCAATGTTGGTAATCACATTGCTCAGATCTTCGCGGATACCCTTTGCAGAGTAGCTCGTGAAGGTATTGGTTACGATAGTCATGGTGTTACCTCAAAAGTTGATAGATTGCGGAGGCCGCATCATCGACACGGCCAGTCTTTGCGAGACGCTGTTTGGCGCGGGTTGCCTCAGTTGTTTGGGATACCCGGCCTGCTGCACCTGGCTTGGCAGGCCGTGGACCGTTATTGGTCACGGGGGTGATTGCTTTTCGCTTGGTCATCATCTGGTCGTAAAGCGCTGCTTTACGCAACGCGACAACCGCCCTGTGATCCACAATGGCCTTCAGCTCCTCAGGTGTGAATCCAGTCTTTTGACCGAATTCGACCAGCATCTGCTTTTCTGCTTTCGCCTTTGCCGGGTCTTTCCACTCGGGAATGACCTCGAGCAGCTTTGTGTGCTGCTCTTTCAAATGCGACTCAAAATGCTGCTGCTGCTCTTGCTGCGAGAGTTGAGCCACCCGTTGCTGTTCAAATTGAATCGCTTGGAGTTTTTCTTGTCTCTCGCGCATCACCTCTTTTTGCCGCACCCACTCGATGGGGTCTTCTTGGTAAAGACGGTCCCAATCGACTTGAGGTTCAGCATTTTGGAGCTGGGCCTGTAACGCTCCCAACATCTGTGCGTACTGCGCACGTTCGGCACGCACTGCCTCAGTCTCAGCCTCAACCTGTTTCCTGATCTCAGCGATCTGCTGCGTTTTGCGTGTGTAGTCCTGGGTCCGCGAATAACCTTTTTGCAGCTCGTCTAGCGTCACCTCAACTTCTTTGCCGTCAACTTTGACGGTGAAGACGGTTGGCTGTTCTTGCTCCTCGGATTCCTCATTTTCTTCGGACTGTTCCTCTTGCGTTTCCTCATCAGCAGCGTCTGCATCCGCTGATGATTCCTCGCTCAAGGCCGCGCCATCATCCTCTTCGGACTCTGGCAACTGCGTCTCTTCGGGCGACTGTTCTCCATCAACTGGCAGTATTCCCTCGAGAGCGTTGGCCGCTTCGGCCAAATTCATTGGACCCGCAGGGGCGCTTACTTGTGCTGCCTGCGTGCTCATACGGTGACTTTCTGGGCGCGTTCAATTGCTCGCTGCGCCAGTTTGCCGTTGTCCACCATCTTGGTGACTTCGGTCTTGAACAACTCAATGGCCTTGATCATGGCGTAAGCCTGCTCGCGCTTGTCGGCCTCCTCTGGCTTGCTGCCCTTGAATGCCCACAACTGCTCGTTTTCGAGCTTTTCCAGCGCAGCCGCAAAGACCTCGTCTTGCAGCAACTGCTCGGCCTTGCGGCCCTTACGCACTTGATCTTCGTTCATTGAACCATTCCACTATTAGGGTTGATGGGCGGCACTGGTGCCTGGGTCGGCTGCTGCATGGCCTGGGCCATGAGAGCTGACTGCTGGATCAGTGCCTCTCTGTCCATAGCCTGCCGGGCTTCAATCTCGGCAGTGCTAATCTGCACCCCGTACTTTAACTCAAGCTCGTACTTCTTGAGCATTAAGTCCTGGGCGAGTTGATCTCTTCGATAATCATCATCCCGAATCATCTGATCACGCTTCAATTCAAGCTCGGCAGCCTTTTTCTGAATGTCGGCCTGAATGGACTCGGCCTGAACCTGGGCCAGCACCTGTTCTGGTGTTGGGCGCTCGGGTTTCTGAGGCGGCATATAGCCCTCTGGCACGTCCTTGAAGTACTGGCTGGCATCCTTGAACCCGGACAATTCCACAATCTTGCGCAGCGTGCGCGAAAACTGAGTCATGCTCACAAAGGGATTGTCGGCACCCATGGTGCTCAAGGCCTGCTCTTGTTTTTGCAGGATCATCATCAGACCCTGCAAACGCTCGTTGGTGTCACCCTGGCCCAGGCCAATGTTGATCGACACGTCCATGGAGTTATCCCAGGCGCGAGGATCAATCTGCACCCACTGGTTGCGCAGGCGCACCATGCGGGGCTTGTCCTGGTGCGTGGTGATCAAGTACAAAATGCCCTTGAAGAGCTTTTTCATGCCCTCGGCCAAGATCCGCGATGTCAGTTCAATGCGGCCCTGGCTGGCGCTGATGGTGGCAGCCACCGCCGCCTTGGTGCTCGACTGCAAGGCATCAGCGTTGAGGCCCATTGCGGCCTTGCTCATCCCGGTGCGGTCTTCCTTGATCTGGTCCACATAGTCCAGCATCGGGAATGCTGCCTGGCCCACGAATGGGGTGTTAAATGGCTGCACCATGCCAGGGGCACGCATACGAATGACAGCGCCAGTCTCGTTGTTGAGCACGTCATCAATGTTGACTTGGCCCTCAACAATCGCGGTCCGGGGGTGGATCGACTGGGCCAGCGAATCCAGCGTGTTGCGCAAGATCTCAGATTTGATCTCTTGCAAATCATGCGTGATGTCGAAAATCGACATGGACTCCAATGGCGAGGTATGGGGTTCTGGATCACAGGGGAAGTCAACAAAGGGGATATATGACGCTGGCAGATTGCGAACGATGTTGTAGCCAGACCCCATGCAACAAATCTTGCGCAGCTCAGGGATGCCGTCCTGGTCATAGTCCACACGCGAATACGCCTCAACGTAGAGCACGCGCTGCATCATTGGGTTGGTCGTGTTGTTGTTGCCCGTGATGTTGTTCAAAGGCTGACGCGCCAAAAATTCCTCGTTGGAGTCCAGGTCGTTGGATGTCAGGTTGTCGCGCACCTCATCCTCGTCATAGCCCATGGCGATCAGGTCGGCCACGGTCAGCATCTGGCGGTGGGCAATGATGGCCGCATCTTCAAATGACCGCGCACGGCGGTCAATGACCAGCTCCTCGGGCGGCACGGCCATGATCCGCACGCGCCCATCTTTGACGATGCGCTTGATCTGGACATCATGCAACATGGGAACTGGCGGCGCCGGCTGGCCTGCGGCCATGGCCTGCGCGTTCACCTGGTCAATCGTCTCCTGGGAGATGGCCGGGTCAGGGTAGGACACAACGATCTTGACTTCGGCATTTTCCTGGGAGAGTATTTGCAGGGTCTGGTCATCGAGTCCCGAATACTCTTCGATGCGGACCTTCTCTTCTTCCTCCCACCAGTATTTAGCAATGCCGCATTTCCTGACCAGCGCGTCTTTGAAGATCGCATAGGTGGTCATGAAACCGTTGTTGTCAGAATTGAAGATCAGGTTTGCATAGTCAGTGGCCTGCTGTGCGCCCATTTCATCCTCTGGGCCGCGAGGCATGTATTCGACTGTGTTCTCGGTGCTGAAAAACACGCGCATGAGACTTGGCATCATGGCGCTGACAGTGTCGCGCACCTCCATAGCGACAACCTGGGAGCGCCCCTCTTCCTCATTGCCAAATGGGTCACCGCGGTAATACTCGGTCCCCTTGGCCCTGATGGGACTCAGGTCGGAGTCGATGTAGCTGACAGCGTCCTCGAGGTCAGAGGTGATGATGCCTTGCAACTCGCTGTCATCCATGGTCTCTGCCGCCACGATGTCGGTGCTGATATTGAGGTCGTTGATCATATTGGGACTTTCTTCAAAACCACATACATTGACTCAACTGCCCTGGGCGTGCGCAGCAATTGATCTTGTGGCAATTCTAAGTCTGCGCTTGGGTTTAATTTGAATTCCAACTTCTCCATGTTGAACCGCGAACCAGTCCAACCAAGATACCAGGCCCAGGCGCAGTAATAAATCCATGAGTTCTCGTTAAACGCACGCACATGCGTGGGGTCTTGCCAAGCCCCAAGACTCAGGTCATAGGGCACTGAGATGTGCATCTCGCCACCCATCTCCAGCAAATCGCGGCAGTTGGTCATGGCCGCGACCAGATCTTGGATGTGCTCAAGGACATCAATGGCGATGATCTTGGAAAACATGCCGCGCTCAATGGTCACCTTGTCAATGGGAGACCAGATCACCTCGCCATACGTCAATTTGGAAATATCGACAACCCAATCAGCCCCAACATCTGACCTGATGTCAGCGTTGACGCACTCAGATCGCCGATCTCGGCCACTACCCAGGTTGAGTATCAAACCAGAGCTTGGCATATTCGGGCCTGTGTTTTCTGATCCATGGTTGAGCTTGTTTTACCAATTTATTAGCATCAAAACCAATTGTTTGACTTCCAACATGGTGAACATATGATCTTGACAAATAATGTTTAAATCCATCAGAAATTAAATCTGTGCAATGAACATCATCTGAATACCAATTTAATGGTGGAAATTTTGCAGTTTCCCATGCCTCTTTAGAAATCCATGCAAATATTGGAGATGGGCATTCCATTTGAATTATGTAATCTTCAAATGGATATTTAAAAAAATGCATTTTTTCATTAAAAGGATTTGATCTCACATTTTGCGTTGGTCGAGCTGCATCGCACCTGGCAGCCACCCAGCCGACTTTGAGCACTTCCTTTTTGAGCAGCGCCACATCGGCCATCAGCAATTGGTAACTGGTCGGAGTCAGGACAATGTCGTCATTTGCCACCACGACAGAGTCAAAGCCGTCAACAAACACTTTATCAATCACTTCGTTGTAGCACTCGCCAAACGTGCTGGGCTGGCCGCAAATCATGTGATCGGCATCATGTGGCGTGATGACTGACTCAGGGCCGCGCAAATAGATGGGCACTTCGCTTGCATATTCGCGAACACTTGTCATCATCATACGCAAGCACTTGCCACTGACAGTGGCAACAGCAATAGGGCAAATCAATCTTTGGCCTCAACATTTATTGTGATCAATGAACCCATGCCAGCAGAACCCATGTCGTTTGAACCATATTTATCATCAGATTGACTCTTGGCAACCCACGCATCACAGGTCCGACTAGACGCGCACTTGAAGTCAAAGATCTCGCAGTAACCTAAATCCCCAGCCTCAATCATTGCCCAAGGATCGCCCTCGTCCCCAATGCCATTGGCAATGCAGTCAAGCATCGATTGCTCTTGATTAAAAGCTGCACAATTTCCACAACGACAGGTTTTAGCTTCTTCTTCAGTTACATCCCAAGTATCTGCCTTTTTCATCCAAAACTTCTTATTTGGCAGTGCTGGATTTTCTGGGCCATAGGCCGCAGAATCGATGGCCTTACCGCGGTTCTTAAGATTTACTGTAATGTCTTGAGTGGCAATAGGGCACTTGTCCCCATTGCCCTTCATCATCTGCTCGGCTGCGCGTTCATAGTCTCTAGTTGCCATAGTCGTTCACCACTTTACTTTGTTTGCCCAATACGCCGCAGACATCTTGCCCTTGGCAATGTTCTTTGCGTGTCTGGCCTTGAATGCCTCATTCCTTTTGGTCCCATCAGGTGAACCAGAAACACCTTGTTGGCCAAACCTTATGAGTTTGACCTCATCACCAGATTTTGCCAACACAGCATGACTTTTGGTCTTGTGGTCTGGTGTGCGTTTGGGAATGTTATACCCAGAAAATGTCTCAGATCCGCGCTTGATCATTTCTTCTTGGCAGTTTTTGCTGCTTGCTTAAATGCCTTAGCAGTGGGAGCGCCGGGAGTGCCAGGCTTTCTCATCTTTTCTTTGGACCCGGCAGCAATACGCTCACGCTTGGCCGCGATGTTGGCATACAAACCCGGTTTCATTTCATGCCCTTTTTAGGTTTGATCTTGGCTTCGGACAAAGCAATCGCAATGGCTTGCTTGGGATTTTTCACCATAGGACCAGACTTTGATCCACTATGCAGCTTGCCAGCCTTATATTCACCCATCACCTTGCCAACTTTCTTTTGTGCTTTGGTCATTTTCATGTTTACCCTTTCAAAAGTATTCCAATTATGCAACCCTTGGCAGATTCCTGCGCAAAGGCTGCGACCACTTACCCGAACCAGCAGACCCATACATCCCGACAACAGCGTCAGACGCGAAGGTCAAGCAAAAAGCATCAGCCCGATCAGGTGACGGCAGGCCGCGCTTTTTGATCTCGTCCTTACCCTCAATCTGGATCTTCCCGCTGGACGTGAACGAATATCTCACAGTCGCCAACTCAGCAATCAACGCCTCATCCTTGGGCATCCGACAGTCCCTGGCTTCCAGCCACGCCTTGGCCTTGTGCCAGAGTTCTGCTTTCAGATTCCTGTAAGTATTGCCCATGGCCGGGGACTCAGCCACGTTGATCCCGCGAGCAGGCAAACCCAGTTCCCTGAGCCGATCAACAACCCCAGCGCCCAAACCAATCGAGTCCACAAGAATCTCATGCGGCCTGGCGCTTGGCATCAGGACTTCCCACTCTGCTACCACAGCACCTGTGAGCTGCATCAAGTCCAAATTCTTCCACGTTTTCACAGGTTCAGTAACAGCATTGCCCTGCCTTTTGCACAGGGCAGACTTATCAGACCCGAACCTGGCAACGTCCAAACCCCAGACCATCCTGGCGTGCTGGCTTGCCTCCACATCTCTTTGGCTTGCCATCTCCAGCAACTCCATGGGGATCACCGTGTCATCGTCACTGCGCGGGAATTCACCCAAAACGCGAATGCGGTAAGCGTTTGACTCCTCACCGTAACGCGCCTTCATCTCCTCAATGTACGCCTCACTCACTTGAGGTGAGTCAGCGCACGCTACCTTCATGTTCACCCAGTCATCAGCCAAACGGTTGTGGGTGTCGTAAAAAAATCCACTGGACCTCACCGGGTTTCCCAGCAATAAGGTCACGGCATTGTGTCCAGACATCGAGCCACCAGCGGCCTCAAAGACCTGCTCAGGTATACCCGATGCTTCATCAGCCACCAGCATCACGTTGTCGCTGTGCACGCCCTGGAGGGCCTCGGGTTGCTCGGCCCTTGATGTCCTGGCAGAGATAAAGGCTTCGGTCTCCGCACCTTTGACCTCGATACGGTCCTGTTTGACCTCGAGCTGGTCCTGCAAGAGCTGCGGCATGGACTTGATCCAACGCTTTAGTTCCGCAAAGAGCGCGTCATACAACTGGCTGCTGGTGGGGGCCGTGACCACAATCTTTACCGGGAACCGCAGATGCAAATACCAAAGCATCGCCCATGCGCCAGCGGTAGATTTGCCAACGCCGTGGCCAGACCTAACAGAGATGCGTCGATTGCCCTTGGCAATGTGCGTCAGGAATTGAGCTTGCCAAGGGTCAGGCGTGACCCCGAGTACCTCTTGCACGAACCTGACAGGGTTGTTTCGGTAGAGTTTGACAAACTCGACAAAAGGGTTCTGGGTGGGGTCGAGCGTTGTCTCAATTTTTTTTATTTTTTTTGGGACGCTGGGCGCGATGGGGGCTGGGGTAGGGGGGTGGGTCATGGTCGGTATTTGTTAAGGTGCTGCCTCAGCCTGCCCCCGCCGCGAGCGCGAAGGGGGGGGTCGGCGCGGCCCGGCGCAGGCCAGGACCAGCGCCAGCGCGGCCAGCGGCCTGTGTGCAACTTGCACGCGCCTGTGGATTGCTGGTGAGTGACTGCTCTCGCACATATTCGCATGGCCTCTTGGTTTCTCTAATCGTTGTCAAATAACTGAACGTGACGATGTGCATTATGTTAAGTTACCCAATGCCTACGATGCCACTTATCCACATAAAACGCAGTTATTCACAGACAAGCAAGCTCGATCTGTGAATAACTTTGTGTTCATTGGTCCTGACCTGTGGATAACTCGGCCTCGATGACCTCGGCATGGCGCAGCGCATCCATGCGCATTGAGCCGATGTTGATGTTCAACTGGTTGGCCTTTTGTAGGCCATAAGTCTTCTGATCCCATCGCTCGGCCAGCCACTGGCGCGTTCGGATGCGCACTGTCGGCTTGGTCGGATTCGCATCGTCCATGCCGTCTGCGATGGTCAGAGTCTCACAAGCCATCAAATCTGCCGCACGGGCACGCGCGCGCGTAATCATAGCACCCATGTCATTTTCATCAATCCAATCATCAAGGGCGCGCTTGCTAATGCCCAAGTTGACGCAGATGTGCGCAATGCTTTGCCCTGACTCAACCATGCTCAAAATCATTTCTTCTGGCATCGAGTTCAAAAAAGCCACATCCTTCTTGCGCTTTGGGTTCCCAGGCATCTTTAAACCCCCTTTTTAGCGCCTTTTAATCGCTCAAGTACCCAACCCCAGCATTTCGCACAAAGTGCCTTAAATCGCTCGATTTTGTCCATGCTTGAATTTCTCCGCTGTTTTACTGTCAAACATTTTAGGTGACTTATCGGGTTCCGACAAATCCAGATCATTGACAAAGTCATCAAACCCTGTCGCACCGCCCAGTTTCTCTACCTTGACCACTACAGGATCAAATTTCGCGTACCTGATTTTTGCCTCGACCACTGCCTGGTTGATCTCGGCCTGGATCAGCAGCTCGATTTCGTCCATGGTCCAAACATGCTGCCCATCGACCTCTGGCCTGTTCTCACGATACCAGACCGCATCATCCTTTGTCGCCACGACCACCATCAGCGTCCCATCTTTCGCAACATGCTCAACAACACCGACCTCTGGCCGCTGTGACACACCACTGCTCAAAGCCCAAGCCTCAAGCGCCTGGTAAGCCCTGACCATGCCAGCAGCCGACTTCTCCAACCTGTCTTTGTCTTTGTCCTGACAAGCCTGCCAGACCCTTTGCTCCTGCTCCCGAAACTTCTCCATGAAGTTAGCATCTGCCAACTTCTGCAACCGATCAGTTCCCCAACGCTTGTCAACGTCTTTTTTCACAATTTCCAATTTTGACAACCAAGCTTCAACCGCCAACTCAAACTCTGTCGCAGGAAACTGCACCTTAATCCCACGATCTGGCAACCATTTTTTACCCTGACTGATTTTCAATTGTTTCACGATACTTTTCCCCTTTTTATTTGCTTACATTAAACTGACTGTCGAACATAGTCGATCGATCGAAAATGGGTGTCTTATAGACACCCATTTCGACATTCGACATTCGACCGATTTGACTACCCCTTCCATTTTCGACCATTTTCGACCATTTTCGATCGACAGAATTGATTACCTTATCAAAACTTCTCATTTCCACCACCATTGACCGAAAGTGCCTTAAATTTAAGCAATTCTTTACCGTGAAACCATGCCATTTTGTCGGTGAAACCGCCCAAATCTCGTTTCTGCAAACGCCGTTTCCCGCTATAAATAAGGTCGGTCAACTGCTTTGGGGTTGCCTCAATTCCATCCATCGCGGCCAGGATTGCGACCTGGCTTTTCCAGTTTTCATTGCTTGTGGCGACCACCATGGACCCGCCAACCATCAAATCTTGAGGTGCTTTGACCATGGCCTGGTACAGCGCTTGGTCCAAATATTTCTGCAAAAGACCCTTCCCTTCACGGTCAGGAGGCTGCTTTTTCTGCTCCCCCTGGACCTCGTTTTCTGCCGTTTCCCTGGCCTCAATCACCAGACTGCTGCCGTTTTCCAGGCCCAGATCTGACCTGTCAATGTCCACACTGACGGCCTCAAACCCATACCGCTGGCCGTCCTGACCATCCTTTTGTTTTGACATCAAGATCAAGCCCTTCATGGTCTCAGGAAACCGCATGATCTCCATTTGCGTGTCAACTGCACCCAAGAGACTGGAGTGCCCACGCAGCCCTTTTGTGGTGTCTTTACCTGCGTGGTGCAGCACCATCAGGCTGCATCTGTAGCGGTTCTGGATCTTCCCAGTGGCCTGGATGAATGCCCCCATGTCATCGCTTGAGTTTTCATTTCCACCGCCAAACGCCCGGGCCAGCGTATCGATCACGATCATTCTGAGATCTTTGCCCAAAGTCTGAACCAGCTCATCAATTGCCACGATCAGGGCCGTGAAGTCATCCACACTGGATCTCAGGTTGATCTGAGACCTCACGACATAGACTTCTGCCCCATCTGGCGTGTTGTGGTGCTGCTTGATCGCGGCGATCCTGGCCCCGATACCACCGTGGCCTTCGCCTGCGATGTACAAGACTGGCCCAGTGCCATTGATCTCTTTGCCAAGCCACGGCCTGCCAGTGGCAATGCACTCGGCAATGTCCATGGCAATAAATGACTTGTATGACGCTGGCGGGCCATACAGGGCCACGAATGACCTCTCAGGAATCACGTCTTGGACCAACCAATTGACAGGTTCATCCTTGACTGACTGCCATGATTCAATCTTGAAAGGTTTGTAAGGTTCTGCCTCGACCTTACCATTTTGATTAGCTTTGCGTTCTGCACCGGGTTCTGCAAGTTCTGCACTTTCGTTCTGCAAATCGACTTTGCGCGTGTCAAGTAACAATCTTGCCGGGATTGTTACATCGTCCACTGACGTGATGGGCTTGCACACTTTGGCAAGCTCTGCAAGCTCCTGCCTGGTTCCACCATAAACATGAACCCACTCCCAGGCATCATCTGTCGCCTCTTCCACTGGTAGATCCAACACCCTCAATGACTTCACGACAGGGATCAATGCCTCTGCTACCAGCTTTGCGTACTTCCACCCCGCCAGATCGTTGTCAGGCAGCATGACAACAGTGGCCCCGGCAAAGTACTGGGTTATCTCTTCGGGCCAACTCCCTGACCCATTGTGTGCGCTGGTGGCAATCGCTCCGATCTCTACCAGGGCATCGGCTGCCTTTTCCCCTTCGACCAAGTAAATGGCCCGGCCAGCAGACTTTGCGTTCAAGAGTTCGGGGAACCTGTAGGGGACCAGGCGCGTCTCTTTCAGCCCTGGGAATTTGACAAACGCCCCATCAGGCTGCTTGACACATCTCATCTGCCTGTAGTCTTTGCCCTTCGCGGTGTGGGTCTTAAATCTTTGCTTAACGAACAGAGGTTCGCCGTCCTCGTCCACATAGACCCACTCATGCTCGAGGACTGATTGATTCACTGGCAGTGGCTTGATGTTTGCCAATGGATCCTGTTTCTCAATCTCTGGTAGCAACCCAGAATTTCTGATGAAGTGAAACAGCTCATGCTGGTCGCATCCAGAGTGGCATTTAAAGAGCGGTTTGCCGTCTTCGCCGTCACTAATTGAGAGACTCGGGTTCTTGTCTCCATTGCCCTGTCCATGTGTTGGCAGGGGACAACTTGCCAACCATCCTTTGCCCACTCTCTTCGCGTTGCCAAGCGCCTTTGCTATTTGTTCGGCTTGCATTGCATCTGCTCCACTTCTTGTATTCTTTTTCCAATCCATGCCATCACTGGCACGGCCATTGAATTGCCCAAAGCCTTGTACCTTGGGCCGTCTGGTGTGGTCTTGCCTTTGGGTTGGATGTCTGTGTAGTTGTCGGGGAAACCTTGCAGTCGCTCGCACTCAACTGGGGTGAGTCGGCGCACGGCCATTTGTTGCATCACGGTCGGGCCTGTACCACTAGCATCACTTCCATGTGTTGACATAGTGGCTGCCACTTCGCCAGTGATTGCCCCGTTGTAGAGGTCAGTACCGACGGGTATGTATGTCTCATGCTCAGTGGCAGAATTCCCTGGCCGATCAAAGCCAGCGCCACTTGCCCTTAAGGTACACATGACATCTGGCACTGCCACCGCCATCGGGTTCTTGGCTTGCAGGGTCTGCGTCATCTCCACATCTGTCTGCGGTTCAGACATCTGGCCGCTAAATGAGATGGGTTGGGACATCATTGGTAAATAATGATTCGCATCAACTTCTGGCGCTCCCATTGCGGGGACACCTTTTGCTGTCAATGTGCCTACAACTGATGGTACTAATCGACCTGTGTAAGCATCTTGTCCACTATACGCACCTGGATGCGCATCGGCACAAAGTGTTCCTACGGTTTGTTGGATACCACTTGCATCAATGCCTGCTCTAATGCTGGCGGTAACACTTTCCCTCTTTTCTCTGCGCGGCGCAGAATCCCCTGACAAGCTGTGGCGCTCAAAAAGAACCGCTGCGGCAGCTCTCCAGTCTCCAAGGTATCCGACAACAAACACACGCTTGCGTCTTTGGGCCACTCCAAAGTATTGAGCGTCAAGAACGCGGTATGCGAACCCATACCCGAGTTCCCCCAATGCCCCGAGGAAGGTTCCAAAATCTTTTCCTGCGTTAGATGACAAGACACCGGGGACGTTCTCCCAAACCATCCATCGGGGGCGATATTGGTCAGCAATGGCAAGGAATGTGAGCATGAGGTTGCCACGTGGGTCATCCAGCCCTTTTCTAAGTCCTGCAACGCTGAATGATTGGCAGGGTGTTCCTCCAACAAGAAGGTCAATTGGTCCAATGCTCCACTCCTTATATTTGGTCATGTCGCCCACATTGGGGACATCTGGGTAATGGTGCGCCAGCACCTGTGATGGGAATTTTTCGATCTCTGAATAAGCCGCCGCCGTCCATCCGAGTGGATGCCAGGCAACTGTCGCGGCCTCTATTCCAGAGCACACTGACAAATATCTCAATTCTTCTTCTCCAGTTTTTTAATTCTTTGCTCCAATTCGTACACCCGCCGCGCCAGCATGAGCACCAACAAGTGCCAGAATTCTTCTTTTGATTCCATGAGGGAAAAAAAAGCCGGGGACAGCGCCCCGGCCTTTGTCTCTTTACGTCTTAGAACAGATCCTCATCATTGAGCACCGCGGCCATGGCTGACTTTGCTGGCGCTTTAACTGGCGCTTGCATTGGAACTGCAATTTTTGGCGCAGGGAAGGGATCAAACTCTTCTGGCGCGTCAGCATCTGCATCCATGCCTGCTGGCCGGGCAATCCAACCTGTGAGGTTGAAGTTCGGGATTCGGGTTGTGCCCTTGCCGATCTTCTCCATGCGCGAGCCTGTGTACTCAACCACTGGCAACTTGCCAGCGTTGGCCGCGTGCTGCTCTGAGCATTGCTTGTACAGCTGCTCCAGGCCCATGTTGGGGCCGACACCGTTTGAGGACCACTCGACAGTGCCCAGTGCCTTGGAATAAAACTTCACGCTGAAACCGCGCTTGTGGTTTGCAGTGGGTTGCGGACCCTTCTTGCCCAGGGCAACATCGGGTTGCCAGTCCCTGACACCAACACCCAGCTCAAGCCAGCCAGTCTGGACATTGTCAATGTCAAAGACGACCTTACCCAGTTGGATCTCGCCGTCTTGATTGGTCCAAGCATTTGCTTGGGGGGAAAAACGAATGTAGTTGCCGGAGCCACCACCAGAGGACAGATTTAGCATTTCGCGTTCTCGCTTTCTTGAGTTGTGTGACATGTGTCACGGTTGGGGGAATGGGATTATTGGGCAATCTCTACGGCACGGCCTAGAGTCAAACCCGATGATTCTTTTGTGGTGATCGCATCCAGCATGGACTTCTTGTCCTTGCCCAAGAGCTTTTCTGCCACCGCTGGCGTGACCATCTCTGTCACAACCAATTTGGATTTATCGATTCCAGCGTCAGTGAGCGCTTGCAAGGCGGCCTCTTCATCGGTCCATTTGCGTGTGGCACGCTTAGGGACCATCTGCCAGCCATGAATTGACTCACCGTTCCTGATTCGTTGCACAGCGTGCTCGCGCACCGCATCAATGAATTTCTCAACCACTGGCGCACGCTCCAAGAGGTCAGCAATCTGCTCGACTGAGAGCGAGAGCATGACGGCCTGGATCTGCTCCTTGTCCATGGTTCTCAGGTCTGGCTTGGCCGCGAGCACCTCAAACCCTTTGCGCTGGGCAGGGCATACAACCTTGGCCGGGCAGTACTGACAGGCTGATTCACTGGGTGTGGGTTGCGAGTCCGCGCTGATGCTGGCCTGGATCGCTGGGCGCAAGGTGTTCTGATACCAGTTCCAGAGTTCCTCATACGTCATCAAGTGGCTGCGCACATCGCCATGATGGGGCTGGACAATGCGCAGCTCGATCTGTTGGGGAGGTGGGATACCGTTCTTTGTGGCTGCTCTGATGGCCCCCAGAGCGTAGATCTTGAGTTGGTCAGAGTCAGCGTCAACCCAGCCTTTGCCGGTCTTGAGATCTGACACGATCAACTTGCCAGACCCCAGGCCCACAACGTCAGCAGTCCCACCCAGCTTGACCTGGTCAGTGTCCACAATCGTGACGTACTGCTCGACTCTCACGTGCCCCAGCTCGTCATGGACCCGCTTGATCTCATCGAGGTGCAGCTGGGCATATTCGGCATTTGCCTGCGTAATAGTGATGCCTTCCACCGCCTTGTTGACATAGTCTGCCGGGTTGGAGCCAGCCTTAAAGCACAACTCAGCCAGGGCATGGATGGCCGTCCCGATCTGCGCTGCCTCGCCAGAGGGTTGCTCTGGGATGTTGGCAGACAACTTAACGCTGGCCGGGCAGGCGATCCAACGTGACGCTGCTGACGGTCTGAGTATTATTTTTTGTTCCATGATTCGCGCTCCGCGTCTTGTTCGTTGATGATCGTTGTGTAAATGAGTGCCCTGACCTCGTTGGAGACAGCGTGCCCCAGATCCTCGGGGTTAAGCAATCTGGCCATGAGCAGCGTCTTGTCCTGGTTGGCGCGCCGGGCCTTCTCGAGTTCCTGAGTGAGCCAGACAATCTGGTCACGCATTGCTTTGCGTTCAACGTCATCCATGCTTACGCCCCCAATGTGCAATCAGTGCAGCGTCAGCCCGGCCATCATCCTTGACGCGCTTGAAGAAGTACTCGTAATTCGGGAAAAGCTCCATTGCCCTGGCCCGGCTGGCATCTTTGCCGGGGCCGCGGCCAACACCCTTGACCCAAGTGGCAGGGGCCACAAAGGTGACTGGCATCTTGAGCGCGGCCAAGATGCCCTCAATCATCCCGAACGAGCGGCCAAAGCTAAAGACACTCGTTACGCCTTGCCCTGCCATGGCAGAGACGCGCTCAACGTAAACATGGCAATCTTTGCCAGAGAAAGTGTAAAGCAACTCGGCCAGCTCGTTCGCTGACACCTGGCGCTTGGCCTTACCGTTGCGATCCACCGTCATGATAGGCATGTCAAAGACTTTGAGTGAGTCATCAGAAATGATGGCCACAGCACCAGACAAACCTGGATCGATTCCGATGTGCCTCATTGTTGGGCCTCGTCCAGCGCCTTGTTGAGCACTTGAAGTCTAGCCGCTACCATGGCATCAACCACCTGATTAAGGCGCACTACAGAGGCATAAAGAGGCTTGGTGCGGCCACTGAGCCAGCGGCTGGCTTGACTCTGATCGATCTCTGCGACACGGCAGACATCGGCCATTGAGTAGCCTGCGGCGGCGGCCTTTGACATCACGTCTTTGATTGGATTGTCAGTTGTTTTCATGGCTTGGATGTTAACCCCAATTTGACATTTTGTGCAAGCCAATGAAAAAATGAGGGCTGAACAGAAATGCCCAGCCCTCAAATGGCAACCGCAACGAATGGAATCATTCGCCGCAATTGGCGGGAAGATGAACCCGCCGATGGTGATTGTACAAAAGCAAATAGTTGACTAAATTAATGGGTATTTGATGAATTCATCAATAATTGTATGATTTGCGTGTCAACCAAAGGAGAAAAAATGTTTGATGAGATTGATGAGCAACAGGAAAAATGGTTCAAAATTTTATCCAGATCCTTGCACCCTGATGATGCACCACCTGATAATGAAAATCATGAAGAGGAGGACGATCTAAATGACGATCATTGACTTCTGCCGTGTTCCTCGCACCATGCGTGAATGCATTGATGAAGGATTTACAACGCACCAGGTCTACAACGCCGTGCGCAAGAACCAGATCTCCAACGTTAACCGCAAAGACGCTTGGGGACGCACCAAACGCGGCCCAGGACTGTTTGTTGTTGCCGATGAGTCCATGCGCCTGGATCAACTCATCGTATCAACCAAAGATCTTGCAACTGCCCTTACGGCTTGGAGATGAATGTGCCCAGACCCAAAAGTGAAATGACATCAGTGACCAAAACAGTTAGCGCCAGGTTGATTCCAGTGCATTATGTCGAATGGAAAAAACTTGGTGGTGTGGCTTGGTTGCGTAAGCAATTAAAAGAATCATTCCAAAAAACAAAGAAAGACCATCATGTCAAATGAAACAACTCGGAAATACGCGCGCACTTTTACAGAGGCATTCCCCAAAAGCTTGGAGAATGGCGCATCAATTGAAATTTATGTCTACCGATGCAGCACCGCTGAGAAGATTATTCGTATCATCAGCCTGATTGCATTAGTTGTTGTTTCTCTTGATTGTTTAGTATGGAGGGTTTAAAAATGAACAAAAAAATGCAATTGGAAATTGACAAAGAAATCGAAAAAATGTGTCCTTCAAGTGAGACAGTATGCATCATGATGTCACGTCATGAATTTAAACAAACTATTCGTAAATGTATTACCAATGGTGTTTTGATTGGCTATAGCAATGCCGTAAAATTTACTTGTGAAAAATTAAAGAGTGAATACAAAGATTTGGAGAATGAGAACTTAATCTTGCGTGAAAAAGTCAAAGACTTAGAAATGGAAATTTGCTATAAAACTTAGTCAAAGTTTTGTCATTTTTGAAATTTACCATGATCTAGCTGCAATCCGCAGTACAAGGAGTGATCATGTATAAAATTGAAATTGTTGTTGGTTGGAATTCTGAAGAAAAAATCACCATCGAAACCATGGACTTCGACAAGATTGAGGTTCTGAAAGAATTTATTGACTTTCAAGAAAAAGAAGGTTGGGGTGGTGCTTGGGAAGCCATTGAGTTTGATGACGAAGAAGAAGACGAAGAAGACGAAGAAGAAGACGAATCTGCTATTTAGTGAGAGGTATCACACGGCCTCGGAATTCAATCGAATCTGGGCCGTGTGGCATCACCAATTCGGGCAAAATCAATTTGCCATTGTGAAAAGATAAAACGGCAAACCCAGATCGCCAATTCAATGGGCTATTTTCTGTGTAGTCTCGAAATTGTGGGCCGTATGGTTCGGCCAATGTCCCGGTATCAATTCCATATCTGACACCTCTGTAATCACTCAACGGTGTGACTTTTAAGCTGTGCAAATGCCCTGTTACGATGGTTGTGCCAGCCCATAGCGTGTTATTGTGCGTTGCATGAATGCCGCCCTTGAAGCGATGCTTCACGCACGTTGTCTCATTGATCCAAACTGACCAGCACGGTTGCCATGCAGGAAAATGGTCTTTTAAACTGAATCCCTTTACGTGCTCATATTGCGGCGCGTTTGCCGCCAGAAATGTCTCAAACCGCGCATCATGATTGCCCAAAGGCCAAATCAAACTAACATTTGACCTGGCTTGTTTAGCGGTTTCTTCAATCTCGCCCATGGCCAATTCGCAGGCTTTAAGTTCATCAATCACTGTTGGGGCGCTGCTCCACCCGATTCTGGCGTGGCGAGAAATGCCAGCGCCATCAAAAATGTCTCCATTTGCAATCACGGCCTTGGGCTGCAATTCTTTAATGGCCCACAAAAGTCCCTTATACGCAGTTGTGTGTACACCAGGCCAAAAATGTGCGTCTGAAAAAACGATTACCACTCCATTCAAAATACCCAAATCGTTCTGATGCGGATGCGTGAGCGAAATTTGCAAATGTTCATACTGCTTTTTTTTGTGATCAGTCGGAGCCTCAATTTTTTCTTTGCGTTTGTGTTCAATGTTTCTGCGCCGCTTGTAAAGCGCAGACACATCCAGACCGAGGGCATTGCTTGCAGCTTGCATTGATTTTGAGTTGGCGATAGCGCGTATGACTTCATCATCAGAAACCCTTGAAGTTTTCATGACAATGCCTTTCTCCAGTAAAGTGTATGTTTACAGCCCCAGGGGTCAGTGGGATCAAACATTTTGAAACCACAGCTAATCAAACTGTTTGCTGATGCTGGATTGAATCTGGTGTCGGTCACAAGCCATTTCCACCCAAAAGTTTTTGCTTGTCTGATTCGGACGCGAATAAACTTCTTCTGTAGTCCGCGTCCACGATAACCAGGCACAACACCAGCGCGACACAGGTAGCCACAATCAGACCACCGCACAGACCGCACAAGACCCGCAAAACCAATATCGCAACCATCTTGACAAGCAATCCACCAAGATCCAAAATTTGTGTCATAAATCGAATCATTGGGTAAACAAATTTTTTGAAGATTTAACAATCTTTTTTGCACGCATTGATCCGAAATGTCAACTCGATTGATCATGCTTGGATTAAAATAATTTTTTATTAAATGGATATGACAAAAAACAATTTTTAATAAAAATTTAAAATGAAGTCTATTCAAATTAAACGATTGATCAATGTTATTTCAAATAATGGTCTGACATCATCAGAAATAGCAAAAACAATTTTTTGTTCGCAAAGATCTGCAAGGCTGCTTATTAATTTGTTACGTCAGCAAAAACTTGTCCATGTTCAAGAATGGACCAGATGCAAGGTTAGAAATGTTCCTATTGCGGTTTACAGGTACGGCATTGGCATTGATGCCATCAAGCCCATGCCTGTCAGCGTCAACGACAGAGTGCGCAAGTGGAGGCGCAAAGAGTCACTCGATGACAAAGCCTTCCGGCAGGCGCGTGAGCGAGGCCGTAAGGTGAAGATTAGGCGAGATCCACTGGTGGCGGCGTTCTTTGGATCAGTCAAGTAATCCGCTTGGCTTGCTTCCAAACTGCAACAATTTGCCGCCACCTGCTGGTTGAGCAGATTCGCGTAAGTAATTTATTGCTGACTCTTGTGCTTCTTTGAGAGTCATTGGCTGGAATTCTGAGTTAGAAAACCTCAACGCATCAAACTCTTGTTTTGCTTTGTTGTAGTCACCAAATTCAGAAACGCTGCCAGTATTCGCATCCTCAATGGCATAACCCTTTGCCGTTCTATACATATTGACCGCAGGGTCTGGAGTTGGATCAAGATATGTCCCATTGGGGTCATTGTTTTGCAACCAGTTAATCAAGTCCTCCCGTGGAGCCTTTTTGATTTCTGCCTCACTTGGAGTCCTATTCATATCAAGCAGAGATTTACTTTGTGGCATTTGCTTGATTGATTTCCCAGGCGGCACAACATACATTGGCTGCGGAGTGATCGGACCCAGCAAACCACCTTCACCCATCATGGCCCGGTTGATCTCTCGACCAGCCATGCGGCCAACAGTCTTGCCCAAAGCGATTGGACCTTTAGGGTTGGATGCCGCACCTATTTGCTCAATGCCTGCCGTCTCCATTCGAGGGTTGGAGATTCGAGGAATCGCAGCCAACAGGCTTTCTGTGGTTGGTAGCACTGGAGTCTCATTTACTTTGACGCCACCGCGACCAAATGAAAAGTTGGCGCCTTTGCGCAGCAATCCTTCAAGGTCACCAAGCAAGCCAACAGGCGCGACAGCCAAGCCACGGCCAAATGATTCAGCATTGCTCAAAGAGCCACGCAATGCGTCCATGAGCAAAGTATCTGAATATGGGTTGAGTGTCGCCATCATTTCACCTCAAAGATCATTGACCCAGTAAACCGCCAACCAACCCGGCGCCAGCCGTGACTGGCAATGCTCGGCGCATCAATTCCTCAGTTGCAGCATTGGTGACATCGGCAGGCAACAAACCAGTTTGCAATCTGCTCGCAAGAGCCGTTGCTGGGGCTGACGTATAAGCCTGTGCAGCCAGGTTTGTGGGCATGGATAGCATCACGTTCAAAGGCGTGTATTCCATGGTCCTGGTGGCCGTTCCAGAGTCTCCCACGATGGGTTTAAATGCCTGAGCGAACCGCGCAGCCTCATACATCGGAGTCTGATTCTCACCAAATACAAATCCCCTGGGGTCTTTGCGCGTCAATGCTGATGCCAAATTAGGCGCAGAGACATTGCCACTTGATGGATTTACAACGCCAGGACTTGACCGCAATGTCATCAGGTTGCGATAGTTTGCTCTGGCCGCTTGAAATGCCAATTGATCCGCTGTTGACAATCCAGACGCCAAGGCATCATCCACAATTTCCTTCATCTGGAACAGTGCCTGACCCAATTCACGGTCACCATTTGCCGTTGTCATTTCATTTTTTGCACGCTTGCCAATTTTTGATGACAAGGTGGACAACTGATTGCCTGTGGCCTCGCCCTTCAAAGCTAAATCTTGCAATTGCTTCACAAAGATATTCGACTTGAATGGCTGAGTAGTCAGACCCTCAAATGCGTTATCAAGCAAATCGATACCGTTGAGCACATAAGGCTGATCGATTTTTTGAACCGTTGGGCTTGCGACTTTGTTGTAGACCGCGCTGATTTGTCTCTGAGCTTGCGCCAGAACAGGATTGCTCAATTCACTGGCATTGACTCCAATGGCCTGAGCTGTCGCTTGGTTCAAAATCTTTTGATTGGCTGCCTTGATCTCATTGAAAGGCCCAGACGTAAATGGGCTGGATTCCATTCGAGCCTCCATCTGCTGCAAAGATCTGCTGCCAGTTTCCTGGCCTGGGGTTGTGCGAAACCCCATAATCTTGCCGCGCTCAAGAATGGCCCTTTGAGCTTCAGTCAGGGCTGCTGATGTATCAGCACCAACAACGCCAGGCGTAACTTGACCGCCAGTCACTGTGGCCGTTGGAGTTGCAGTTGCCGTGGCGCTGCTTTGAGCTTGTGCAGTTGCTGGCCCAGGTGCTGGAGATGGAGCCGCCACACCAGGCGTTCTTGAGCCAAACAAAATGCTCATCATCTTGTCGGTCAGGTATCCACCGCCAGCGCCCAAAGCCCCGCCAAATCCAATTTGCTGGGCCTTTTGCGTGAAGTATTCACCAGCACCCATTTCTTGAGGTCTTGTCTCTGTCACCAGGTCAGACAAAGTTGGCGCAGTTGCACCAGTCTGGACCGGCTGCATTGCACCGCTGACGGCACCAGAAACAGCGCCAGCCTTGACGGGTTTGGCGGCCAGGTTCAATGCCTTAACGGCAGCAGTGCTTGGCAAAAGAGTTCCAGCCACATTGCCAACCATACGGCCAACATCAAGTTCATCTGGCCGTAATTGGCCAGCACGATCTTGGCGGTATTGTTTTTCTCCAGCGGTCATGGCTTGCTCAAAAGACTGACGTGCTGGACGAATAAATTGGCCCACGATAGGCAATTGTTCAGCGCCTCTTGCAGCAAATTGCACAGTGCCTTCAGCAACATCACGCAGGCCGCGCACAACGCCACCAACTGGAGATGCTGAGAGCTTATCCATAACGGTCTGTGGTGCTGCCGGGGAAACAGATGCAGGCGTACCAGGCAATGGAGGCAGTTTCTTCAACGCCTCGGCCATCTGCTCCCGCGACATTCCATCTGGGAAAGTAATCGGGCCATACCCAATTACATTGACAGTTTGTGGCATTGTTTACCTCACTTGAATGATTGTGTGGCTGGATCCCATGAGAGTCCAACACTTGGTTGCGTTGCTTGTTGCGCTTTTTGAATTGCCTTGAGTGCAGGACCGCCACGCACTTGCATTGCAAGCTCTGCTGACCTGCGTGCATCAGCTTTTTGCGCAATGGTTTGCGGCTTGTCATTGGTTTGCGGAAAATATTTCTGAATTTCCTTTTCCATTTCATCAACACCAATCACAGCGCCAGACTCTGCACGCAGATTTGCAGTGACCCAGTTTTCTTGAGCCTGACGATATTGCTGACGGCCAGCACTCTCAATGTAATTTGCAAATCCAGTAGTAAGACCAGCAGATGGGATACTGCGCAAAATTGCCTGCGTTCTGCTTGGGCTGCCAAAAACATTTTCCAGCGTAAGTTGATTGCCATTTGAGTCAACAACTGGCTGTTTTGTGACTGGATCAATCAATGGTTGATTGAAGATTTGCTTTGCCTGGTTCATCCGCAAAGAGAATCCGGCAGACTTTGCCTGGTCTTCAGTTGCGGCACCTTTACCAGTCAACTGCTCACCACCAGCACCGGGTATTGGGATGACTGGATAACCAGGCATCTTAGGCACATAAGCAAACCCATCTGCCGTTTCAACACGGTCATACTGACCGCGATCAAACTCGGCTTTGCTAAGTTGCAAGCGATCCAAAGCAATGCCCAGTTGAGCACGATCGAGTCGCAATCTTTCAGCCTCTGCCGGGCTTAATCCAGTCAAGTATTCAGCATTGGCAGGAATTCTATTTTTGTCGACCCAAACGATCTTGTTGTTCAGGTTCATTTGAACCATCTCACGCGGCACGCCAAAGCCTTCAATGGTTTTGACACTGCCGTCTTTGTATCTCTGGATCAATACAGGATTACCTGCGGCATCAGTAACTTCTTTAGGTTCTCCAATGACCTCTGGTGCCGGTGCCTCGGCTGTTGGAATTTCAATTCTTCCACCAGTTTTTGTGCGCTGAAATGTTTTGCCTTCAGCAGTCCGATAAGGTTCACCAATGACCTCTGGAGGCTGCATAAACTTCATGGCCTCTGTGATGCCCTCTTTGGCAGGCAATGCTGCCAACAATTGGCGCATTTCTGGAGTCAAAGTACCGCGACCAGTTGGAGCCATGCTCGGGCCAGGTTGCCCGATCAGTTCAGCGCGTTCAACTGTCGGACCGACAGGCATCCCAGGCATGGAGATGGCCTGCTCTGGCGTAATGGTTTGAGCCTGACCTGGTTGTCCAAGAATGAATTTTTGATAAGCCTCTTGAGCTGCCTGGGCACGTTTGGCCTCATCCAACTTTTGCCGTGTCAGCAATTGCTGAATCGCACCTTCTTGAGCCTTGCCATATGCGCCCGTCCCAGCCTGCAAGCCTGCGCCAAGCGCTTGGCCAAGGGATATGGGGGTTGTTGATGGGCCACCTGCTTGGAGCAGGGCCGCAGCCGTGGACAGCAGCGCTTGGCGCTGCATTGACTCTTGTTGTTGAGGCGTCAGGTACTCACTCAGGGCAGACGTGCCGCCGCCAAAAATGTCGCCCAGCAAGCCAAGATTGAAATCTGCCATGATGTTTTTCCCTTAACCCAAGCCCAGCAAACCGCCCAAGATGGCACCATAACCAGCGTATTCCTTGCCACCCAAGATGCTGCCCAACTGAGCGCCACCAAGAGCACCGCCAAGACCACTTGCCATCTGATTGCGGTAAATCGGCGTGGTTGTCGTGCCGCCAAGGTTTGGCACGTTCTGTCCCAAAGCACTGCCAGTCAGGCCAAGGCGCTCGGATGCCAGGTTGCGTGCAGCGTCAAGCCGCGCCTGAGCCAACTGCTGGCGTTGCTGCTCGGCAGTCATCACGGCTTGAGCACCAGTCATTCCAAGGTTTTGCTGTTGAGCACCTAAAGCGCCTAATTGACCAATGGCATTTTGTCTTAACCCAGCAGCTTGTGCAAATGCAGATTGATTCGCCAAAGCTGCTTGTTGAGCAAGACCAGCATTGAATTGAGCCATTTGATTCATTGCAGCCTGATTTGCTAAATTTGCCTGATTACTTGCTCCAGCTCCAAATTGCATTGCTTGATTGGCGGCAGCTTGATTTGCTAATAATCCTCCTTGACGCAATTGAGCATTAGCTTGTTCAAGTGTTAAATCAACACCTTGATTTGCCATTTGAGCTTGCAAAGCTCTAGCGGCATCAGTCTGACCTAAATTTGCAGCAGTACTAAAACCAGCAGATCGTAATTGAGCCGCAGTATTTGCAGCCTGGCGCATGTAATCTTCATTAGCAATTGACTCAGCAACTGCCTGACGCGATCCACCAAATGCTTTCGCACCGATAGCGCGTGATTGTTGTGCCTGCTGTGATAATTGCCTTTGTCGTTCAATGTCTGCTAACGTACCTTGTACAACTTGATTTTCAAATGGATTTTGATATGCAGACATGTATTGAGCGCCAGTATTAACGCCAATATTTTGTATGTTTGCTCTATTAGCTTGTGCAGCAGCAATTTGTTGAGGTGTATATCCTTGAGCATTTGCTAATGCAGCGTTTCCACCAGTAGCAGCAGCAATTTGTTGAGGTGTGTATCCTGCCTCAGCAAGTGCTAATTCAGCAGCTCGATTAGTAGTTCTTTGGCCAATTCCACCAAGACCAATATCTTTTAACTGCTGTTCTGCCGTAGCATAGCCAGGCGTGAATCCTTCAAACTGACGTGTTCCAAGGCCAGCCGCAGCAGCTCTGGCATCTGCCAATTGCTGTAAATATGCGGCCTTGATGTCAGGATCAATGGCAGTTGACGTTGTTGAGGATGACGGCGTGCTGCTTCCGCCACCAAGTGCCTTCGCGGCCAAAGCAGCGCCACCGATTGCTTGGGCAGGGGTTAAATTGCCCAAGAAATTAGTGACACCACCAATTACGCCGGGAATTCCACTAGCCAATCCAGCACCACCAGTCATGGCATTTAATCCGATACCAGCGTCATATGCTCCTGTTGCCGCGCCAGCGCCAGCTGCACCAGCAGCACCACTACCTAATGCACCCATGATGTATGGTGCGGCCAAATACGCTGCGCCAGCACCCGCAATTAATGGTGCATTTTTAGACAAACTCAAGTCTTTATCTGCCTTTGCAAGTGCATCGCTGACACTGCCTATAGGATTTTGAACAAAACTTGATGCGGCCTGGCCAAGTTGATTTAGTGCGCCCATTTGAACCTCATTGTGGCTTGGTATGTTCGGAATAATCCATCATCAATTTTCTTGATCTCTGATGGGTAAGTTAATTGGACAATCAAATCATTGATCCGAGGGTTATCGTAAAACGTGACGGCATAGTTATACCCTTGATCCTTTAACTCATCGAGGTACTTCTGCACATTCGCCAGCAAATCCTTGGCGCGTTCACCGTTAATGCAGTGGAATTCGATGCCGTTGTTTTCGATCTTCTTTGTGAGGATCAATGTGTCGCCATGACGCACAACAGTGTTGCCAGTCTTCGGCGCGTTCATCAGGTTGTCAAAGTAATCATCAACAGTGACAGCAAACCCGGCATAGTTCTTTGCCAGGTCATCATTTAAAATTTGTCGAATGTCTTTCATATTTTAATTTTAATTCTTATCTCTTGCCTGCGGGCAATACATCAAGTCTATTTAAACCAACTCTCCAATCTTCTAAAACGGCCCCGGTATATCTGACTTTTACTTGACGCGCAGAAAATCGCACATTTGTGGGTTGGCTTGCAGAATATGGCCCATAAGTGGATTCGCTAGACGTTGGGTACATCCTGGCCTTGAAGGACACGACAACCTCGCCCAGAGTCTGCTCATCAGGGATGATCTGGCGCACGTTCATGATGTTTTCGCCATCCTGGATCTGGACAGGGCCAGACTCAGCGTAGGGCGCGACAGAGTCGTAGGCATATCCAACTTCATGCTCGTAAATATACCCATCAGCAGAAACCATCAAGGGGTTCAAATAGACCCCGCGATCTGTTCCAGCCGTGCGAGACATCAAACCAATAGCCCAATGATTTTCGCGATAGTTGTAGGTCACATAAGAATCGTTCTCATTTGATTGGCTTGATGGATAAAACCAAATAATTTCACCATATTTTGAGTTATGCACAGCATAAATTTTGCTGGCCTGGTTGTAATTGATATTTTGGAAAATGTAGTCGCCAACATCAGACACCAGTGGCTTGACGTAACCGTCATAAACCCAGAAACCAGATTTGCTCATCCAGATGGCCGCAGTGTCAATGGCCGCAACGGCCTGGGATGAGATCAAGCCACAACCAGACCCGGCCTTCTCAAATGAGTAAACGTAAGGCAGACCGATGTAGGTGCTGACGTGGACATCAACATCTGTAAACAACAGATTGACACCGCGCACGCGCTTGCCTGCCTTTAATGATCCAACAGTTTGCAGCTCAAAGTCCCCTGCCTGATTCGTTGCCGCCGGAGTCCAAACTGTATTGTTTTCCTGGTCACACCACTGCACCTTGCGAGGATTACCACCAGCACCCAAAGCAAAGACAAAACGCTCTGCGGTGGTCATCACGGCATTGCAGCTCGTTGGCGCGTTCGTGATGGCAGCGGCCAGGGTCGGCGTTGAAAAGCCCAACTGCCACTCGTAGAGCTTGCCATCAGCGTCTGAGCAGCCAACCAGATACTCGCCCCAGGTGTCTAAGCTCCAAGTGGTTGCTGGTGTGATGCTGCCTGTGTCTGGGCGCTGGACACCGTAGGCAAAATTGCCATAAGTGGAATAACCGTAACCTGTTTTCGTGGCCGCATTAGCAATGCCAGCAGTGAACCCTGATGGCGTGATGTCCTTCAAAGTCCCTGCCTCATTCATGGCATACAGCTTTGAATGAGTCCCGGCGGCGATCCAGCGGTCCCCTGAGTTGTCGCGCCAGGTGATCAGGCCACGGCATGACCCTGTCAGTTGGCTGCTCGATCTTTTGCGCCATCCACCAATAGGGCGCAGCGTACCCTCAAACCAGCGGACAAGGTTTGAGTCGAACCATCGCCCAGAGGATTGATACTCTGTCCCATTGCGGTATACGCCGGGTGGAATTCTGAGTGATACAAGTGCCATGATGGGATTATGCGGAAAGATTTGAGACAAAACTCATGGTCACAATAAGTGACGCAGTGGACGGTCTTGTCGGGGATGTCTGGGCAGGATAAAACTGGAGCGAAACGGCGGTGTTGGTTGCAGACCACCAAATTTCAATGTAGTCGTTTTCTGCCAGCTCAAGAAAATAATTCCACCCTGCGATGATGTGGCCGTCCACACCGCCGTGACTGTTGGGGATGGAGATAAGCCCTGTAGAACCAGTTACATCTGTGCCATTTTTACGCAACCAGACACTCACGTCATGCAGTTGGGTGTCGGTGTTTTGGAATTGACCAGACCACTGGAGGTTATAAATCCCTGCCTGAGACACAGTCAGCCGCGATGCGTACCCACCACTGGTGACAACTTTGACACCATTGCTAAAGTCAGTGGTGTTAAATGTCATGACGGTGGCAGTGTTGGCCGTTATTGCCTGATCTGTCGTGTCCTGGAAAGCCCCATAAGGCACGTTCAAGTACTTCCCACCTCGCGGCCCGAGGACCGTGCCCAGAATATTGGTGAGCTTGCGAAAGTAGACCAGCAGACCGCGATGAGTTTGCGATGTCAGGCGCTCGTCATAGACCTGGCCGGGAGATGGCAGGTCTGGTGGCGCTGGTGTTTCGAGCTGCTGGTACAGGTTTGTCATGTCAAGACGGCCATGGCCTCATTGGTGTGCTTGATTCGGTCTTCGAGTCCAATTGTCCCACCGTTGATCTTCTTTGTGAGTGCCGCCCAGTCTCCTGCCTCAGCCAATCGGTTGCAGTCATGGGTTGACCAAAACCAACCTGCCGTTAAGGCAGCATACTTGGGCGTTGCGACCAGCTCTGGCTGCATGACAAAGTCAATGCCCAGGGCTTGGCCTGCGTGAAAATAATTGCTGTACCCGGTCAATTGGATGCAACCTCTTCCGAAAAAACGAAAACCATCACCTGATGCCTCATCACGGTTTCCCATTCGGTTGGCATAGACCATATTGGCGATCTTCTTTGGGTTTCCAGCGTACTGATTTGCAATGTCAAGAGTAGGAAAACGCTTAGGCCACAACTTCATCAGCGTGGCAGCGCGGTAGTTCAGATTCTCTTGCAGCACCTTGAAGTTTCCGCATTCATGGCCGCACTGCCCGATGAATGCTGCCTGCTGGCGCTTGGTCAAGATATTGAAACGCTGAAACGTCTCATTGAGTGCATCAACCCACTCAGGGCCAATGTGCAGCTTTTTGAGTTGATCACTGTTTACCATTTATGGACTCTCTTACTTTGTTGTAGGTGTCGATGCAGGCATTGAGCTGGACGGTGTTTCTGTCTCCCTCGATGGCGATTGCGACAATACTTTTAATAGCCTCTCTGTAAGGGTCGGGTCTTTCTTCTCCGCGATCTCTGCTGGGAGGGCTGGGATCTGGGGTGGCTGGTACGCAACTTGGGGAGGGCGGGACCGGGAGGCGCAACCGACCAGCATCAACAAGAGCGTTAATGTCAGACTGCTTTTTATTGATCTCATTCTTTGCCTTTCGCAGGGTTTCGGTTTGATTATTCAGTGATGCAGCCAGCTCTTGCTCTTTGGCGCGTGACTCTTCATTAAGCTTGGCAATGTGGGCCTGCATCTCAGCGTCACGGTCTTCATACCCAACATGATGGCCGTAAACGTAAGCGCCAGCAATTGACACCATGGCCGCGATGATCAGGTATGGATTCACTGCCCGGCCTCACGTCTGGCTGCCGCGATCTCCTCGCGGACATGATCGGGTTCCAGGTGCTCGGGTGGCGTGATCGGTGGAGGTGGAGGTGTCCAAGTCTCATCAAGTGGCGGGTTAATCCACACTGGCAAAGCACCGCTGGAAGGCGCAGAAACAGGCATAGAAGGCGCTGGTGCGGCCGGGGCAGGGGTAGGTGTTGGTGCAGGGTTTATTGCGTTGCTGACGGCCCCCACGGCACGCTTGCCCACAATTCCACCAATGCCGCCAACAATGAGCAGCACGATGTCGTTGAGCATCTTGGTGTAAGCAGCATCAATGGGAGCCATTGACTTGATCGGTTGCACCACAAAAGTCACCGAATAGAGCAGGGCAAACACGATCCCAAATAGGATGACTGTGATCATCACGACCACAAAACCCCAAATTCTGACTTCGATTTCTTCGGGTGTCATTTTATTTTTTAGCATCTTCGACCTTTTTTTCTTCAATTTTGTTGGTTAAGACTGGCGCAACCAGGTACTCTGGACATGTCTGCGTGAACAAGCACCGGGGCTTTTGGCACTCTGGCAGATCGAATTTATCAGGGTTTTGACAGGTGTAGCGATAACGGTCCTCGCACCCAGCAAGGACCATCACGGCCAGACAAAGCATCAGTCTCATTCATTCGTCCTTTCTGTTAGCTTGATCCATCCTCTTGCGATCTTCCTCGAGCTGTTTGCGCAGCCTCTCCATTCGCTCAATCTGGGCCTTGCTCTCTTTTTGCGTTGCCAACGTGTCAAAGTACATGATGCCCACAATTGGTAGCATCAGGCAAAAGACAATGACCATAGCGACGAGTGCAATCAGAAACCCCATCTTGTCTTTCGATCCAGCACTAGGAGAGTCCAAAACAGGCCGAGGTACACGATTATCAGTAAGGTTGCGCCCAGGTAAATGGCTTTGTCCTGTAGATCGTTTATTATTTTTCTTCGTTGCCATTTTGCTTGTGTTTCTCGCCGATCTCTTGCCTCCCTAGCTTGCTCTTGCTCGACTGCAATCTGCTCACGCATCTCATTGAACCTAGTCCAAAGATCTCCCAGCTCTGGTGGTGACTGATAAATCATCTGCTCGCGCAAATCAGTCTCCATCTGCCTTAACTGGGTGAGCACAAGGGTGCGCTGTAAGGCACGCTCTGCCAAAGAGTCTGCACCTTCATAGACTTCCTCTTTTGACTTGCGCTCTTCCTCAAGGTAGTAGTCCTGGATCTGTTGCTGATGCCGCATGAATTCGCCAAGGCGCTTTGCGATGTCTCCCATGACCTGGTTGGGGTCATAGGCCGCGACTTCTTGGACTCGCTTTTGTTCGGCAGCGATTTGCTTTTTTTGCTCTTTGGTTGGATTCGGGCCAAACATCCCAGCCAGCTCGTTGACGATCTTCTTAACGTCACCAGCAGTGTTCTTGACATCCTTATATGTGGCAATGCCTTGCTTGATAGCGCCAAAGGCGCTGGATGCAAGCATAAGGATGCTGATTGGGTCCACATCTTACAAACCAAATAATTTTTTTACAACCTCGGCAGCAACACCAGGACCGAGCAATACGGCAGCAATTACTGCATAAAGCAAATATTCAATCTTGGTCATGCGTTTTGAATTTTCATCAAAACGACTTTGAATGCCCTCATACCGTTGGGCACAGATTGCCTCATGAACACTTAGTCGCTTATCAGTCTCATTGGCTAAATGGGTTGCATCCATATCAATCCTCTGGCTTTGCCTCTTTTTCTGACTGCGCCTCTTTTTGGATGGCTTCAATCAACTGAAACACTTCAGCGTATGGACGAGTTCCAAGGTATTGCAAGATGCCATTGACAAGGTTTGTTGAGAGTAATATTTTTTCCATCACACACTCGCATCTTGTAGTGGTTTCAGGTCTTCATTCGTCCAGAAAGTCTTTGCCAACATGATTTTCAAGTGGTCTTTGTTCCTTTTCAGGCAATCTGCCCACTCATCATCTGTCATGTCTTCTGGCTTTCCTGCATTTATGAGATGCACGGAATCAAGTGCGGCAGAGTAGTGCTTGGCGATTTGTTCTTGTTCTGTCAGTTCAATCATGATTTACTCCTTAAGGATGGGTTGATTTGTATGCGTCAAACTCTGCTTTGAGTTCTTGAATGGCCTTAACCAAAACTGGCACTAACGATTCACCTTGATATTTAAGGTGGTTTTCATCTTCATTATCAATAACTACTGATGAATTTCCTTCTAATGCAAGAATATCTTGTGCTAAAAACCCATAACGCATTTTTCCTATAGGTGTTTCATCTTCACGACTTGTCTTGAATTGATATTGTTTAGGTTGTAATTTACTTACAAAAGCCAAACCTTTATCTAAATTAGAAATATTTGTTTTATCTCTAGCATCAGAAGTTACAGTCCAAGCTACTTTAATATATGCGTTAGTAACATTATTGTCTCCAATAACCACTCTGTTACTTTGAGTTGTTCCGTTAAATACTGCATCTGTTCCAGCAGAAGTTCCAATAAATGTATTAAAAGTTCCTGTTGTTAGATTACTGCCAGCAGTATTACCAATTAAAGTATTGTATGTTCCTTGAGTAACAGCATACCCAGCTTGATAACCACAATATGTATTTCCTGTGCTTGCTCCCGATTGCGTATACCCCGCCTGATAACCAACAGCAGTGTTGTTAGAGGCTGTGGTGTTGGAGTAGAGGGCTTGATTGCCCAAGGCCACGTTGTATGAGCCAGTAGACGCAGCGTTATAAATTGTTCGATAACCAATCAAAATGTTATCGCTGCCAGTAGTCAAACTTTGACCAGACTGAGAACCCAAAATTGTGTTTCTAGTTCCAGTAGTAACTGCATTTCCAGCCTGATAGCCAGCAATTAAATTATCAGTTCCTGTGGTCAATGCTGTTGCTGGTTGATAACCAAATACAGAATTATTACCGCCAGACAATGAGCCGTTACTCAAAGCACTTGCACCCACCGCAGTGTTGGTAGACACAGCACCTGCGCCTTTGCCAACTGTGAGGCCGCTGATGGTTGCGTCTGCTGTTGTTGCAAAAGTGGTTCCATTGTATGTAACCGCACTGCCTGTGGTAAGCACCTTGGAGCCGTTTAGGTAGGCAACGCCGTTAGCAGTGCCTGCGCTATTACTTATTGATCCAGCCACTGCCAATGTCTTGCCAGCTCCGACATTCAAGCCAACGCTTGTGCCTGTGCCGGCAGCCGCAAATACTGCGTCCAGACTGTCCAAATCAGTATTGATCTTTGTGCCCCAGGTGTCGGTGCTCGCACCAACTTCTGGCTTGGTCAATAAAAGGTTTGTGGTTGTCGTATCTGCCATTTTTTACCCCTATGCGGCAACTTGCCAAGATGTCGAATTATCAGCGATCTGTGTCCAATTTTCATTTGTATCTGATTGAGGTGTCCATGTCTCTGCCGTATCGGAAACTGGCGACCATGTCTCTGGTGTATCTGATTGGGCGGTCCAAGTTTCGCTTGTGTCGGGCACTGCGCCCCACCCAAATCCAACCATCACCCCGACAGATCCAACTACCTCGTTTCCAATTATCGCAACAGAGATGACGTTTGACGCACTGCCAACTGCACCAGTTCCAGAAACACCAGTGATGGCCTGGAATGAGATCACCTCTGCCGACATAGTGCCCACAGCACCAGTGGCAGCATTGCCAGTTGTGGCAGTGGATCTGGTGACTCCGACAGAGTCAACCTCACCAGTTACTACATTGCCACTAATGTCAATTGACCTGACAGGCGTGACAGTGCCAACGGCCAGCGTGGCCGCATTACCAGTGATTGCTTTGGATGCGTCTGGGGAGACTGTGCCAACGGCACAAGTGGCCGCATTGCCTGTGATGGAAACTGTTACGGTCAACCCGACAGTGCCGACATTGCCAGTGGCAATGGTCCCATCTTCTTGAATTGATCTGCTGGCTAAGACGCTACCAACGGCCCCAGTTGCCTGGTTGCCGCTGATGACGACATTGCCTATTCCATAAACGCCTAGGCCGTAGTAGCCTGTGCCGTAAGCAGCCATGGCGCTGCTCCTGCTTTAAGCCAGCCTGATCAGGCCAGTGCTTGCGTCATTGGCTGGCATAGTCAGCGTAAAGGTTCCAGCAGTCACGGTCTGACTGCCGAAAGTGTGGACGCTGACTGCCTTGTTTGATTGGGTCGAGTTATAGATCAGGACCGCATCAAACGCCGTTGAGAGGGTCACTGAGCTGAAACTGATGCTGGCGCTGGGCGTGACAAATGCAGTGGTCCCAGAGGTGCTGGGAGCCGTGCCAAAGGTCACTGTGACACCGCCAGCAGAGTACCCAGTACCAGTGACCTCGCCAGTGGAGCTGTAGGCCGTGGTGGATGCGTTAATGGTGGCGCTTGCCAGGTACAGGGCTGCCTTGAAGGTGTCAGCCGCAGTGGATGCCCTGACCACTCCAGTGCCAAAGTTGTGATGGCCGACCAGCAGCTCACCCTTAAAGCTCGTACACATCGCCTGCGTGTTCGCCATGATTTAACCCTCAAATTGGTTGACTGATGCCTTCGGCAAAGATGCCGCGCTTAAGCACCATGTGGACTGATCGATGGACCAACTCACCCTCATGCCAATACTCAACCCAGCTCGTTGTCTCGGTCTCAGTATCAATGGCCCCCTCACGCTTTTCCAGCAGTGACTCGTCCATCTCGCCTTTGGTCGTCATTACCATTCGATCACCCAAATGTTTTTGCCCTGGTCAGCAATGCACCACCACTGGTTGAACCTCGATCATCTGCAATCTGCAATTGATCAAGGCCAGATTGATACAGCGATGACCATACTGTGATTCTCGCATCATCTTGAAGGTAAGGAGCAGCCTGGAGCAAAGCGCCATACAGGTAAACGTCAGGCGCTTGGGCCAGCAACCAATTGGTTGATACAGTGGCTGACAACTTTGACAACTTGGCATAGTAGGCCAGTTCGGCGGTATATGCAGCGTCAGGGATCGGCAGCACCCGGATCTGGCCTCCAACAATGCCGAAAAAGATGGGAGTTCCGCTGGATCGGTACTGAGTGCTCAAGTTGTCCAGCGAATCAACAGTCTCAAATTTCAATGGCGTGATGGGATTTGTGCCAGTCAACTTGATGGACTTCGTCTCCAAAAAGTCATCAGGCACTGCGCTGTATTCTGTGGAGATCGATGCAGTGGACCGAACGATCATCTGCCGGGTGCGCAGTTGGCGCTCAATCTGGGCCTCTGCCAGCGCGATGAAATCAGGAATAGCCGTTGTCAGATCGGTGCGGTTGAGCCAATCGCCAACTGATGTTTTCAGCTCAGTGTATGTGGTCAGTGCCATCAGCTTGCCTCTTTTTCCATTTCCTCTTTGACGATCCAGGTGTGTTCGTGCTTGAATTCAAACGTGCCAATGTGGCCGATCTCTTTGCTCACATCATGGTCAATATACACCTTGAAACCAAGCTCCTGGGCCTTCTTGCAAAAGAACACGTCTTCGCCCATGTAGCCTCGAGTGTCATACTGCCAAGGCATATCAAACCAGGGTTCTGACATGCCCTCAAAGACGTTGCGCTTGATCAGCATGACACCAGTGCCAACGCTGCCAACTTCTTCAAGCCCAGTGGATTCTGGCATCGAATAGACAGGTTTGCGCTTGCCGTTCTCGTCATAGTTCTGCGCGGTTGGTCCTGTTGGCATCCTGCGCCTCGCGCAGTTGGCCGCAACGATGTCAACATCATGCTTGAGTAGCCGCTGAATCATGTCCTGAGGGAAAGTCATGTCTGAATCAATGAACAGCACATGCGTGCATCCTTCGCGCATCGCATCCAAACACAAGTCAGCACGCTGGTTTTGGATTAGCGTGCCTTGCAACAGTTTCAGACTGATGGCATCAGTGGTGTTGAGCGTGTGATACGCAACAAGGTTGACCATGCAATATGTGTAATTGGTGTGGACCTGATCACGCGCTGGCGTGCAAACCGCGATGTAGTTCATACTTGGCCGGGCCTCACGCGAAAGAAACGATTGTCTGGATCGTTAAGCCACTTCTTCATGTAAGCCTGGTCATCGAGCTTGCCTTCTGCCTTGAGCTTGTAATACAAAGACTCTGGGATGCTGGCAACATGATGCCATTCACCTGTCCAGTTTGCCTTATTGTCAATGGCTGCAAAATCACGCTTATTGGCCTCAATAACTGCCGTAACGTCTTGAGTCGTCTG